GTCGAACTGAATGGTGTGTTGGCCCTCAGCCCGTCTCCAGGCTTTCTTTCACACACCTCGATCCAAGGTCTCCTTCTCCGCTGAGATTATCAGAACGCACGCAGCGCGTATGCATACGTGAAGAGAGTCCGCCAAGACTGTCCTGATCCCCTCTCCCTCAACGGCCATTCGGTCACCGAAAATTCGAATTTAACTCCCTTATATAAATAGGTAATAACTAAGTAGGATTTTGGAATGATTTAACCTCCTCAAAGCGACACCGAGAGTGAATCATGAGCTGGCCGAAGGTTTGAGGGCCAGACGGTGGTGTTGCCCCAAAAACACACCAGACAAATATGCCTTGAACTGCTTGATCAATCTCATCTGGAGTAGACAAGATGCTACTGTCAATCATGAAAACACGTCTGCGTGGTGGCTGGGTTAAGGGGAAAGTAAGTTCTTGCCACACAGGGCAGGTCCTAGCATTGTTTAAGTCGCGGATAAAATTTAACTGCGCTCCTTCAGCAAGCGTACCCCATTTATGTATCAAGTCGGGGGAATCAAGATACCCGATAATAATGTTACCAGGAGTATTGAGCCCAACAGAAGGAATGTACTTAACGAAAGTGCCAGGTAAATACAAACCTTTCTGGAAAAACTTCCCGACGTTCTGGACGGCGGCGTTGGATCTTCCAACGACGTTTCCGGGGGCAAGGTACACGGTGCCGTGCCCAGTACTCGCCAAATTTGGGACAATGCAAGGAGAATTATATTCATTCCCGCAGATAGTGCTGACATTCTCATTCAATCTACCGCTTAAGTTCATACGAGGATTACGCTTCGCTAAGGTACCAACCGCATCCACAATAGTTTTACCTTGTTGCTTTCGTTTATTTCCTGTCATTGGTGAGTATATAATCTATGTTCGTGATAAGTTGGCGCTTATCGCCGCCCCAGACCGCTTCATCAAAATAATTCTCAATTGTAATTTGCTGGTCTGGAGTCAACCCTGTACTTAGCCAGAAACTATACCTACCATTAGCGTCAGGGGTACTATGTTCCAGATGCACACCTTTGCTAAGGTTCCTATACGCGGAGAACTCAGTACTGTGACCCTCGTAATTACCTTCCGTGCCAAACCGCCCTAGCATCCTGTAGAAGGATCCCATAATGGGCAGGTCGGCACTAAAAGCCAATCCACAAGAAGACAAGTCATTGAGCCAACGTTGAAACAAATCAACATTATGCCCAAGATTTACAGAAGTGCAGTCTTTTGCCAATGCTGTGCGGACATTCCTGGCCATCCGCCACACGCCGTTACTACAAACCGGCTTACATTGGCAAAATTCCACTTGTTCTAATTCAGATACTGGAGCTTCGCATTTCATCTTGAATCCAAAGTCAGCGAAATACTTGTGCAATCCGTCTAACTTCTTCAGATGTTTCTTGGCCATGAAAACAAGGCAGTCGTCACCATTATTAGCAAATTCATAAGGTACAGCCAAACTGTCCAGGTAAGACTTGCACATAAGGCACATTAGCAGTTTGTTGCCTAACGATTTGTTCATATCACCAGACATACGAGATCCACGTTTCTCGTATTTAAACCATCCATCATTGCCCCGAGCTACTCCAATGTTATGGAGCTGATGTTTCAGGAGCCATTGTAAATGTCCAGATTTGAAAATGGCGTCATAGATACTATGTTCAAATTGTAAAGCTTGTTCTGAAACATGTTGGTCGAACCGAGATGCATCAAGTCCGACCACGGCGCAATTGAAAATGGATTGGAATTTATCTTTTAATATATTAGCTGTTTGTACAGAATTGTATTTGCTCATGATGGTGGGCGAACGAAATAAGTCGTCAATTGCGTCATAGATTTTGTGTTCTACAGGACGTAAAAATCTCCCAACCTCAACGTTGAACCTGGGCTCGCGTGGTTGTATGACGCGCGGCGCAGGATCTTCCTTGAGGGTGAAATTTATCTTCTCAGCTTTAACGAAAGTCTTGAGACGAGC